ACATCCACTACGTCCGCTTAAAGAAAGACGGAATCATTTTCGAGTTCGACTACCGAATCTTTCAAGACCACATCTAAAATGGGATACAGATGTACACTTAGTTCGAACTACAACCCAGCGCACGAATTGCCTCAGTGGTTCAAAGAAAAATATGAAGACCACCTTTTGTTCGGTCACGGTCTAACGATAGGTTCAAAACGAGAACGAAAGTTTTACGACAATGAGTTCTTTGAAGACTATCAAAAGGCAATTGAAGAAAGTGGATATTGGGATGGTTATCGTTCAAAAGTTTATCTTACCGTACTTGGAGAAGATGGAGCTGTTTTCAAAGTAATGATTGAGCAAAATAAAATAGAATACAATCTTATGAACGAATGGCTTGAAACTGACGGAATTTTAACTTACACAGGTTCTAATTAAAATGGGTTATTACAAGCGAATAAGCGAGGAAGAACAAATGTCAGCGAACGAATGGTTCTGGCAGAACGAAGAAGCGAAACTCGCGAACAAATTAGAAATTTATATAAACAACAAAACAAATAACAACAACATGAGCATCATTGCCCAACAAACAAACAACGGAGGCGGAGGACAAACAGTTCCCGCAGGTACACACGTAGCGCGTTGCTACCAAATCATTCACATCGGAACAATCGTCGACACTTACCAAGGCGAAGAAAAACTCGTTAACAAGGTTCGTCTGGTGTTCGAACTACCATTGGAAACAGCTGACTTTGGCAAAGGTGAACAACCGTTCTCAATCGGTCGCGACTTCACATTGTCAATGCACGAAAAGAGTGGCTTACGCGCCTTCGTTCAATCGTGGTTAGGAAAAGCAATGAGCGATTCAGAGGCTTCTAAATTCGACATTGGCACTTTGTTAGGCAAGGAAGCAATGGTGAGCGTAATGCACCGCACAGCGAACACAGGGCGCACTTATGCAGACCTTAAAGGAGCATCACCACTTGCGAAAGGAATGACCTGCCCACCACAGGTGAACGCAGCGTTCTTGTTGGACTACGACAGCGAAGACTTCGACTTGCGTTTCAAGATGCTTCCAGAGTGGCTTCAAAACAAAGTGAGTTCTTCAGCTGAATTCAGTAAACGTTTAGACCGCGCTGCGGATCAAATGAACAAAGCGAAGGCAATGTTGGAACAAAGCGGTTTAGTTAAGCCGACTGAAAACGAAGACGACTTGCCATTCTAAATACAAATGGGGGTTATAACATACATTAACCCCTATTTTTTAACTTAATGAATAATAAACCATACAATGAAAAAATTAGTAAGCCTTGAAAAGCGCGTTGAGAATCTACTCAAAAAATACAAGACGCTTCGCAATAACAACAAAGCACTTTGTGTCCGCGTTTGGGAACAACAGTTCGAAGAACGCAAAGACATCACAAGCAACTTCTTCGCGATGTACGAAAGCGGAAAGTACGTAAGCGCGGACAACATCACACGAATTGCACGATTGATTAAGGAACACAACCCAGAACTACGCGGAACGAACCACGCTACCAATAAGAAGAAAGAGCAGTTGATTAAATCACTATTAAAACGATGAACAAACAAATCTATTTAACCCCATTCGGACGACTTGTGAAAAGTCAATTCAAGACGATGCACAACTTCAAGAACGTCTTGCGCATCAGCGATCCAACAGCACGACTTTACGTCGCACACCCAGAGCGAATGAGAATCAAAGACTTCAACAACATTTGTCTTCATACGGGATTGTCACGGGAAGAAGTATTCAGCACATTTACACCAACAATTTTAATAAACGAAGAAAATGACTAACGAACAAATTAGACAGCAGATAGTAGATATGATTCCATTCGCACATATGGAACGTTTCGAAACACTTTGGACAATGCTTACCCCGAAATACGAGCGTCTATCTACCGAGCAAATCAAACAACAACAAGAACTTGAAAACGAGCGTGAGATATTCTGGAGCGCACTCGAAGACGTTGTTTGTAGCGTTGTGGGTATTCAGTCTCAAATGCTTTATACACCAACAAGAAGACGCGAGATAGTGACAGCACGACAAATCATTTTCTTCCTTATCCGCCCTTGTTACTTTCAGTCCTTCGAATCAATTGGTAAGCATTACGGCAAAGACCACGCAACCGTGATGCACGGAATCAAACAAGCGACTTGGCAGATTGAGTGCGACAAAGCCTACTCGGCAACCGTTGAAAGAATCTGTGAATTGATGAACGCGATGGGTTATGCTAAACCTATTAAATTTTTCACTAAGTTTGTGGAACACTTGGAGCACCAAAAACAACTCGAAGCGAAAAGAAAAGCCAAATTAAAATAAACCTTAAAATCAAAAATCTATGAGCGACTATTGCCGTTATTGCGATTCAGACCAAATTGAAGAACGCATTTCAGAAATCAAAAGAACAAACAGAAAATATCGTGACTGGGACGACAGCGACGTGCAGGAACTATTTGAAGACGAAATAGGTCTTTGCTACGAATGTACGCGAGAGGAAGACGCAGATATGGAAAGGGACGAATACTGAATAACTATGGAAACAGAACAAACTGCTGTTGAATGGTTTTACAAAAAGTTAAAGAACTATAAGAGTTTAAATTTAACCGATAAACTTATTCAAGATTTATATAAACAAGCACTTCAAATGGAAAAGGAACAGATTGCAAAAGCGTCTGGAGAATTTTGGTTCGATTAAAAAATAAACAATGATGCTAATACTACAACTAAAAAAGAGAATCGAGATTCTCGAAGCGCAAGTACAAGAACTATTGAAAGCGCAAACGCAACCTGTTCAACTTCCAGTACCAATAAAAGAAAAGAAGTCTGCATTCGTCAAACCAACGGTTGTCGAAATCTACGAATATGCTTGTGAGAAATTAAGCAACGACGACGCGCTTAAATTTACCGAGAAATTCCACGCACACTACGAAGCAAACGGTTGGAAGGTTGGACGCAACCCTATGAAAGATTGGAAAGCTGCCGTTCGCAAGTGGGATTTAAGTACATTCGCAACAACAAACCAAAACACAAAAATCAAAAATGGAAAATTCGATTCAGACGCTGCGCAACGCATATACAACGACGCTCAGCATTACACAAAGGGTTGATCGTGCGGAAAGAGAAAGCGCGTTTGTAGCCGACTACGACCTGCCAACGTTCGTTAAGTTATGCTCAAAGGTCTGCGCTATGTATGGAATAGCACTTCCCGAAGCACAACTACTCCAGATGCTGCACGAGTTCATAGGTAAACACTTTCGTTGGGTTACGTTTGAACACTTCAATCTCGCTTTTGAATTGAACGCAGCGAATGAACTGACAAAGAAGTGTGAGCATTTTGGAGCGTTGAGCGTTTCGTTTATTGGCGACGTGCTTACTCACTACAAACCACACAGGGACAAGGCGAACTTACAAATTCAGCGTGAAATAGCGCAATCAATAGAAGAAAAAGCAGAACTAATAAAGGAGAATGAAATGGCAGTAAACGATGATAGCTGGAGAAGAATGTTGAAAGAGGATGTTGACAGCTTCAAACAAGGCAAAATGACAACCTTAGAATTGCGCGGTGTGTCAATGATGCGTTGGCTCGAAGAAAGTAAGCGTATAACAGCTGAAACCTTCACAGACGAAGAATACAACCTTTGCAAAGCGAAGGCACGAAAGACAGTCTTCAACGAACAGCAATTAAGTAAAGGAATGGTTGAAAGAATGAGTGACCGAAAAAGACAATTGCTGAAAGAATCAATTCAGTTTGAAGGCTTCCGTGAACTTTACAAACTTTATTTGTCAAAGCAATGAGTCAGTTTATATTCAACGAACACGGAGTTTGCGAGAACCCGATTCTCTATACCTACAAATGTATAAAGGGTTATGAAGCGCAGGTAAACGTAGCCATTGTTCAGAACGGAAATTGGAGTTATTCAATTAGTTTCAAAGGACAGGATCAAGGTTGGTCGCAGCCTTTGATTTACCACGCTGAACATTGTGTTTACGAAACTAAAAGCGAAGCCTTCAACGCTGGTCTTGAATTGCTATTGCACCAAGTAAAGCAAAACAATGACGCGAAGAAATACGACCGCATTGTTCAGATTCTTCAAGACGAACTTTGTCCTGTGGTTGAAAATCAACTAACATTATTTTAATGCAACCATATAAACCCGAATACCTGCCGCGTCAGATTGAAGCGTTGAACTATTTGAATACCGATAGTATCGTTGAACAATTACTTTACGGTGGCGCGGCAGGGGGTGGAAAGACGAAGTTCGGTTGTATGTGGCAGATACAGCGACGTTTGAAGTACGCTGGAACGCGTTCGCTTATTGGACGAAGCAAATTAGACACGTTGAAAAAGACAACGTTAAACACGTTCTTTGAAACAGCGCAAGACTTTGGTTTGGTTGCTGACAAACACTACACCTACAACGGACAAACGAATGTAATTAAGTTTTTTAACGGAAGCGAAATTGTATTGAAAGATTTATTCGCTTATCCTTCAAATCCGAACTTCGATTCACTTGGATCGTTGGAAATTACCGATTATTTTATAGACGAGGTAGCAGAGGTAACAGAGAAAGCCGTGAACATCGTTCACTCTCGTTGTCGCTATAAGTTGAACGAGTTCGGTCTTATTCCAAAAGGTTTTCTTTCGTGTAATCCGTCGAAGGGTTGGTTGTACAACGAGTTCTACATGAAGAATAACCGTAACGAATTGCCTTCACATCGCGCGTTTGTGCAAGCGTTGCCGCAAGACAATCCGTTCCTTCCTGTTGCTTATATCGAATCGTTGCGTCGCCTTCCCGAATACGACCGTAAAAGACTTTTAGAAGGGAACTGGGAGTTCGACGACGACAGCGACAAACTATTTAACACTGAGAATTTACTTCGAATGTTTAGGAACGAAGTAATAAACGAAGGCAAGAAGTATATCACAGCCGACATTGCGCGTTTCGGTAAGGATAGAACGATTATTATTGTTTGGGAAGGGCTAACTATCATCGATATAATTGAACTCAATCGTGCAGCGTTGGACGAAGTCGTGAACAAGATTCGT